CGCCACTACTCACGTCGGCAACGGCAGCAAGTACCTACGAAACCCAAACCAGCGCTGCATCCACCTACGAGACTCAGGCTAATGCTACGGCTACGTATGAAACCATAGCCAGCGCTGCATCCACCTATACCGCGCAGGCAGACCTCGCCAGCACCGCGACCGGGAAGGGTTCCAGGCTCGTTGCATGGATTCGCCGCGTCACCGGGGCTGTAGCACGATGGGTCGAGGACAAGCTGGCCGAAAGCATCAGCGTCGATGACTTTGGCGCGCTGGGTGACGGTACTGCGGACGATGCAGCAGCTATCCAGCTCGCAGTCAACTACATCACATCCCTTACCTATGGCGCAAAAATCAAGTTTACGACTGGCAAGACTTACTTGGCCGGGGCAACCGTGAATTGGCCTACAACGGCCAATACGCGTCAGATCATCGACGGGTATGGCGCATCCGTCGGCCGGCATGGCTCATTTACCGGAAGCTTGTTTTACATAGGTCAAGCCACTAACGCAGTTTCTGCACCTCCTGTGTTGGTAAAGGGTATTCAATTTTTCGGCCCCTATCTCACGCCGACCGTGTTTGCGCTTGTTTCCGTGCAAAACTCAAACGGAATCAACTTCGTCGATTGCTCTTTTGCCTCTGGAACGTCCGCAGTTGGTCTGGCCTCGGTCTATGCGGCAGTTTTCACTCGATGCAAATTCACTTATCAGAGCCAATACGGAATCATTTGTTCGACGGCAATTAACAGTCTGACCGTGGATGCGTGCCAGTTCAGTTCGATTGGTGCATCAGGACCCGGATCGGACATCTATCTTGCCGCTGCTGCAAATAACGTCAACATCCTGAACAACGACATGGAAGGCGGAAATCAGGCTATCATATTCAATGCGGGAGTGAATGCTCTTCAGTTTCGCGGGAATTACGTCGAGTCTAAGGCAAACCTACCCATTTATTTTGGCGCAGCTTCCAGCGCAATTTGTATCGACGGAAACTGGATAGGCTACAACACGACCTCACAGACTTGGTACAACATCACTGGCGGACAGCTCACCAACAACATCTTCTACAACCAGGCGCAAGCTGTTGATCCAAGCTGCCAAGATTTTGAGATAGGGAACAATGCCTACGCCGGAACAAGTGCGCCCATTTATCGTGCCTGGACGTCGCCTGCCTTTACGAATGGCTTCACGAATACGGGGACACCATGGGAACTTGCCGGATACACCAAGAGCAGCGACGGAATGGTGAGCGTTCACGGCATGGTTCAAGCAGCGGCGGACGGCGCCGCGTTTGTCCTCCCCGCAGGCTACCGGCCATCGGCAAGCATGCTGTTTGGGGCAGTAGGATCTGCCGCTGGCGTGGCGCATATCGTGGTCGATGTCAACGGAAACGTGATCGTCTACCGCGCGGCTGACACGACTTGCGACTTAGGTGTGGTGCGCTTCATCGCTGGTGCGTGATGGCCATCAAGTAACGTGTAAATCCCCCTCGGCAGCCCGCATTGCTACGTGGCCAAGCAGTAATCCGCCCATGCCTGCATCAGGGTGCGCCGCGGGTAAGTAGGTATTCGCTCACTCTGCCTTCTCCAATTCGCTTTTCGCGTTCAACTGATCCGCAACGATCTGCGCCAAATCGCGTGACTCAAACCACCAGATGCGGCCGTTTGGCAGGCGGACGATCTCTTGCTCTTTGCGCAGATGCCGACGCACGACAAGCATCGTGTTGCCGCTGGTTTCTACTTGCCACGCGCCGGTAAGTCCGGCAGCCTTCGTCGTCAACAGCGTAATCACTCTGCATTCTCCTTTGGCTCAATGTGATAGACGACGACAGGGAAGGCTCCGCGATCACGCGCCGACATGAACTGCTTTCCCATGCCGCAGATGCGGCCCGTAGCGTCGATGCAGACATACTGCGAAGCGCCAACGCCAGCTCTCTTGAATCGCGACTGCGCATGGTTCACCCAGTCCAGAAAACTGGTGAAGCGGAAAATCTCGGGGCCTAGTTCGATATTCACTCTGGCCTCTCCGTTGTGCGTCGGTATGCATGAAATCTTGGAAACCAATTCCTCGCACCTCTGGATACTTCTGTTGGGTGAAAAACACAAACGCTTTGGAATGGCCATAGGTGCGCATACTCACCGCGCAGGTATTGCACGTCCTTTTCTGTTTCTGGGTACCACTCTGCATAGTGACCATGATCTATGTAACGCATCACTCACCCTCCGGTGTGCGTCGGTCGGTTGGCGGTGCGGGGAGTGGCATCCAAGCATCTGGTTCTTTGAAGTCGTCCTCAAAGTCCTGCGGGTCATGCCACATGCCGTGAGAACACGCGGCGACCGCAATGCAATATTCACCCCCGAATGCTGGACGCCAATACGCAAGGACCGCCTTTCCACTTGGCGCACTATCAATCGGCAACCATTCCATCACTCACCTCCCCGCATGATTTCGTCGGCTCGCTCTTCTACACGCATGCGATCAATGCACCTGACTTCTTCCTCCATCGCCTGCTCCAACGCAGCCAGCCGCTTTGCATCCCTCTCCGCCGCCTCCAGCCGCTTCGCCATGTCGGTTATGGTGGCGTGGTGGGTTTTGCGCATATCAGCGATGATACGCGTCAGGTTGTAGACTAAGCGGTGTGATTTATCCTTCCATGTGTGGGCAAGACTGCCCTTTCCCAATACAGCTAAGTGGTATTCCCATAAATCTGACCACTCAGCTGCCGGAATATGTTTGTGCTGATCCTCCGGCACAATCCGCTGCGCCAAATCCTCCGGCATCTTGGTCATTTCATATACCTCGAAAGGTGAATTAGCATGGCGAGTAGCAAAAAGCAGAAGACAGCGGTAACCAGGAATTGCCCATAAGTCATTTCGCGTTCTCCTGTATGGCGGCGGTGAGCATAGGCTGGTCGTGCTGTATGCCCGGCGTGAATTGGTAGGTTGGTAGGCTGGCGATAAACCGCAGGGTCATAGCCGCAGCCTGAATAGCCTCTTTGCGAACGTCGTCAGGTTTGTTTTTGTGAGGCTCGTAGACTTGCTGCAGGACAGCCTTGGCCATTTCTCCGACTTCCTCATTCACGACACCGAGCGCGTGCAGCGGATCGGTCGGCCATGTCGGAAACTTCAACATGGCGCGACTAAGTTCCGCCAGAACATCGGCAACGACATCCCGCACCGCATCCTCCAGCTTGGTGGGCTGGGCTGGCGGGTTGGTCACCCTGTGAGCCGCGCCAAGTTCGGAAGCGACTTGCGCCGCTTTGGCTGAATTTGGCTCACGCAGAGCCATTTCCACGCGCTCCCGTGCTGATTGCACCGCCATCTCATCCGCCCCGCTATCGCCATCGGCGTCGAGGGTGGCTCGGAGTTCATTTGCGCACTGCATGTATTCCATAGCTCCGCCATAGAGATAATGGCGTTCCCAGTGCTCCACCAAGTGACTCAGCTTGTCTTTCATGCCTGCTTCTCCTGACAGACCATGCAAGTAACCGGCATGTCCCATGCTGCCACAGCCTGGTTTGCCGGAACATCGCGCGAGCATTTCGTCCACAGAAGTGTGATTCCAGGATGCACCTCCGCGCCTTCAACGCTATGGACGTGCTTGCCGTCATCCCAGCGATAAGGCATGCCTGTGCTTGTTGAATTGATCAAATCTTTCATGCATGCTTCTCCTGTTCGTCGCGTATAACTGACAGGGGAAGTGGGCCACATAATGCGTAGGCTGCGTTGAGAACTAATGCGTCAGGATCGAAGTCCATATCCTGTCCTCGCATAGTTGCTCCACGTATGGCCCACTTAAGGGCGGCTTTTACCTTTTCCCTTTCCGTGTTTCCAATTATCGGATATGGACAATCTGCACATTCCTCGCGCGATGAATCCCATTCGGTACACGCTGGCGCATATAGCCAGTGATCTTTTGGGAGTGGAAATGAGGCAGTAAAGAAAGCACTTCCATCAGGCAGCACAGTTACATCATTCATCACCTTTCTCCTGTTCGTCGCGGTAGCGCATGGCTGCTTGGAAACCTAGCCAAGCGCACGAAACATACGTTTCGTCATATTCAACTGCGCCGGGAATGTCTTGATTTATTCTCAATACTCGCCATCCCCGATCAATTGCCCACTTTTCAAAAGCCTCCCGGTGCATGTCGGTCATGGCTGCACCTTCGACTGTGGGGCGTCGAGCATGTATCGAACCATCTGCTCGGCTTGTCCGGCGTGAAATAGGTTCGTTCCGGTCGGCCAGTTATTGTGCGTCCATGCAGGGTCAGTCACATGCACAAAGCTGATGCCACCATCTGGGTAGAAGTCAGCTGGTAACCGCCAGCTAAGGAAACGATTCACCATTTCCTTTACATCCGGCACCGAACTCGCCTGCACAGGCGCGACAGCGCGCATGGCCTTGTAGATTTTCACGATTGCCGATGTAAGCGCGGGGGCTTTCGCCAAAAGCGCGTCCTCACCTTGCAGCGCCAATGCAGCATTAACCATTTCGTCTGTCGGTTCATCAACAGCATGTACATGCACGACGGCTTGCAGGGCGGCGCGCATGCGGTCTATATCAGGCAGGACATAATGTTCTCCGCAGTTTGCGTATGCTTCGCAAGCGACGTCAACATCAAGAACCGTGTCCTTGAATATGGCGCCCTTCACCCAATACTTGTCAGGCAAACGCTTGACACTCGGCCACTGTGCCTGCCGTTCCAGAAGGGCGGCGTAGGCGCGCAATTCACGCGCAGCCGATGACAGCACACAGTCGGCATCCCGTTCCGGCTCGACTGGTACACGCATTGAAAACTCTGACCAGTTGGCCTCGGTAACGGCATGCGCCAGTACGTCGAGTCGATCAGCAAAAGCCCGCAGTTCGTCGTTTGTCATTTCAGGTGCTCCACGGCGGCGAGGGCTGCCTCCCCTCGGTAAAATCCTTGTGCAAGATACTCATTGCCTTCCTGATCCAAATTCGTGTCGTCATTTTCTACAAACCACTTCAACGCATCATGCTGAGCAGAGAACGCGGCGCGGGCTTTCCGCATATCACGATCATCTTGCCCGACATTGTCATCATCGAAATATGTTCCGATGATTCGATCCAACACCGCCAGCGCCTCGGGGATTTTCGTGGTCATGCCTGCATCCTCACTTGGTTGGCTGGGTAATCCGGAAACGCGCCCCAGGGCTTGCGCACGATTGCCCAGCTTGTCTCCGTATCGCCGCAGCACTTGCGTTCAACGAAGCGCGTCAGCTTGCCGTCCAGTCGCACCTCGCGCCGATTGGTCGCGGTGTTATCGAAAATGCCGGACGGCCAGAAGTCGGGCGCGTCCATCAGCCGCCCGCAACATCAAGCGCGCGCGTCTGGTAAAGCGCATGCAGCGCGCCCTGTTCCGATGCCGGCAGCAGCCTGATCAGGTCGCACGCTGCGTCCAGCGAATCGCGATCCTTGGCGCCGGCGATCGCGTCGTGGATTTCCTGCGCGGTGATGTCGGGGCCGGTGGCGACGCGCTGGGGCTCGGTGAACTCGGCATCATGCGGCTCGTCATGAACATGCAGCGCGGCGGCGAGTGTTTTTGGCCTTTCGTTGCCGATCCGCTCCGGCGGCAATTCCTGCGCCTGGATGATCCGCTGCGCCTCGTCCTCGTCGTAGATTCCGGAGAATCCGAACGCAAGGCGGCCGCCCTGGATCGTCGTCTTGTGGCGCAGCATCCGCTTGGTGTGTGACTGCCACGGGCCGGAGTAGTTGTTCCGTTCAGCCACGTACACTTCGTCCAGGTATTCGCGCACCACAATGGGCTTGCTGCGATCCTTGCGTGTGATGACAGACTCGCACCACTGCGGACACTTCTTGCCTTTCGCTGGCGTGTCCATCACGTCGGAGTAGCGATACTCGATGCCGTCCATTGCCGGGTGATCGTTGATGATGCGAATCCAGCCATCCACCGAAACAACCGGCACGATGGCGCCCTTGTCCTCGTAGGCGAAAATCTCTTTCGTGAACGGGTTGAGCCCGTACTGATCTGCCACGATCATCAAGGCCGCCATCTGCTCATCAGTGATGACTGTCTCGGCCTTGCGCTGCCGGAATGCAGTTGCCTTCAGGATCGGCATGATCTTGTTCGCATCCACGCCAAAGCGCTGAGCGAACTTGGATACCAGACTCTGCTTGGTGGGTGCAGTCGTAGCAATCGCTGTTGCGTTCATTGCAGTGCTCCTTCAGTTATCGGATGCGAAAGACCCGGACACCATCAGTCCGCGCCTTCCATGTGAGTGCTGGCTGGCCATTGACCAGCAGGGTTGTCGCGTCGCGCATGAATGCCTTGATCTGGAACTCGTGTGTCGCCTTGCGCGCTTCGTGCAGCTTGATCACCTGGCGCTCGGTGGTGAGGTTGGCCAGCGCGTCGCGGATATCGGCATCAGCCTCGACCGCCCGGCCGCTGTCGCGTGAGTACAGGCGTGCCACGTCGTCGGCATTGGCTGGCGGTGGCGGCCGGCGCGGGATGACATGGAAGCGCCAGAAGTCGTGGGCTTTCTGCCGGATGGTGGCGATCAGATCGTCGTCGCGCTCGACCACATAGACGCGGTAGTCATCGAAGCCGATCAGGGCCTGCACGTAGCAGCGCGCGCGACCCGTGATGCCGAGTCCCCACATCGCCTGTGCGGTGACGTACAGCGGCGGCTCGTCGCCTTCGTCGGGCTTTCCCCATGCGCCGACCGCGTTCGGATGGACGGATTTCGTCTCGCCGTTGGCCTCCTCATCAAGGTTTGGCGTCGTGTAGACCTCGAAGTCAATCTCGGCCCGGAAGTGCGGGAACTCGGCGTCGGTGTAGCGCTGATTCGTGCGACACACCGGAAGCCCGGTCTTGCGGGTGAACTTCTTGGCCGCCCACGGCTCCAGGTCGCGGCGATCCTCGAAAAATTCCGCCTTCTCCGGCGTCAGCTCGTCCTGCCTCTCGTTGACGATTAGCAGGTACTCATCCAGCGGCGTGCGGAAAGGCGATAGACCGAGGATGCTGGCGATGTTGCCGCCGCCGATGTAGCCTCGGGTGGGGTGGAGTTGGGCGTTCATCCCTGCAGCTCATGAGCAATGCGTTCCATCTGGAAAGCCTGATTATTGAAGTCGTCATCGTCATAAGCCATAGGCTCACTGACACGGGCTTTTGCCATGTTTTCGGCCTTCATGCCTTCGACGCGCGCATTGCAGGCGAGAATGAAGCCGAGCGCTCGGACAGTCTGCTCATTCATCACTTCGCCCTCTTCGCACGCGCCGGCTTGGCAGGGGCTGCGTCGTTGGCGAGGGCTGCCTCAAGGTCATCAATCGCAGCGTCGATGTTGCCGCCATTGTCCCGTGCAGAAACGACCGCCTGCGCAGCCTCCCGCAGCCCCAACCCAGCCAATCGCACCCGCTCCGCCTCCTCCTTAGCCGCCCGCTGTTCGCGCTTGAGCTTGTCGGCCTGCTCGTCCAGCTTCCGCTGCTCGGCAGCCTGGCGCTCGCGTTCGGCCTGCATCGCGGCTTCCTGCTCGGCACGCTCGGCAGCAAGCCTGTCACGCTCCGCTGCTGCCGCCTCCATCGCCTTGCCACGCTCGATGGCCGCCAGACGGTCGCGCTCGACCTGCGCCAGCCGATCCTGCTCGCGGCGATCAGCCTCGGCGCGTTCCTCGGCCTCGCGCTGCAGCCGGGCATTCTCGGCCCGCATGCGCTCCAGTTCCTCGCGCTCGGCCCGGACGCGAGCCTGCTCGGCTTCGATATCCTTCTGCGCGTCCAACAGCTCGGCCGTGCGCGCGATCGCCGCCAGCAGCGCGTCATCGGCGGCAATGTGATATTCGCCCAGATCAGCCTCATCGAGCACGGTCTCGCGCAGCTTGGCCAGCTGTCCGGCGATGATCACGGAAGGCTTGCCGACCAGTGAAGCCGGCACGTCACGGATGGCCTGAATCTTCCGCTGGATCGCCTCGGCGCGCAGGCGCTCGGCTTCGAGCTTTTCCAGCCGCTCCGATTCGATGCGCGACTCCTCGGCCTTGATCTGCACGTCGATCGGTTCCTCCATCGCGCGGATCTCGGCGGTGATGCGCTTGGCCTCGTCGTCCAGCAGCTTGCCGCGCGCCAAGATCGGCGCCTTCAGCTCGGCGCGCTTCTTTTCCAGCGCCGTGCGCAGCATGCGCAGCTCGTAGGTGCAGGCCTTCGCTTCCTTCAGGCCCTTGGGCGTGCTGACGTCCACGACCAGGCCGCCGAACTTCTGGCGCAGCTCGGCCAGGGCGGCAGCCGTCTGCGTGTATTCAGCCACGGCGGTCAGGTTGCTGCCGGCGTCCTTCATTTCAAGTTGAGCGTTCATGCTTCATGATCCTTGCCCGGTTCGCCGGGCGCGTTGTTGGAAAGGGTTTAGGCGTCAAGCGTCAGCGCGGGGATCTTCGTCGCGTGCTGGATGATGTTCGCCGTCAGGTCCTTGGCAAGCGCCCGCGTTGTCTGGACCATGCTTTCCGCGACGATGGCGAGGATGCTGTCGATCTGCGTCCGAGTAAGCTGCAGCGTCACCTCGTGCTTATTCGGATCGGAGAACGCAACGCGGCCGCCAATACCCCCCGCTTCGATGCCTTGATGGTCAAAGGCGTACTTGTTGCGCTGGATGATCAGTTCGTTGAGTTGCATGATTTATTCCTTGCCGGCATCGGCCGGCGCGTTGTTGGAATAGTTGGCCAGTGGTGCGTTTCGTTCGCCTGGCTCCACGAAAACCTCATAACGGATCAGCACCTTTCCTCTGTCCTAATTCGCCGCTGTTGCTTGCGCCGCCAGTTGGCCTACGCTCACGGCTGGTGGGGACAGCACACCGCTGCTAGTCGCCGGTAAGCGCCGGCTCGCGTGTGGAAAGTGGCGCCGGAACCGTCACGCGGATTCGCCATGTTCAAATCCTCGTTGTTTGATTGGTGTTGCGTAATAGGTCGCCGACCCCATCCGCATAGGTACACGCGGGAGGGTTCGTGATCGCAGCGGATGCGGTCGGCGGTGAAATGTCTGTTGTGTAGCGGCGCAGGTTTGGATAAGGCGCATTGCGGCGTTCACGTTCGGCGCGGCTGGCGTCAAGCAGGGATTGCAGCTCGGCGTCGATGATCAGCTCGCTCATCACGGATTACTCCGGCGAATCATCTCGATCACCCGACCCTCGATCAGGCCCAAGTTGTCCTCGATGACCTGGTCAATCACCTGCCGAACGATGGACGGATCAGCCGTCACCTCGCGCTCATCCTCAAGCCGGTTACTGGTGCTCAGATCGACGGGAAACGGAAGCCGAAAAATGTCCTCAATCTCCTTTCGCAGACGCTCGATTTCCTTGGCCTGCAATTCGATACGCTTGGTGTCGTCAACAGGCTTTGGCGCGAATGGCTTGAGCATCTGCGCCATTACCGGATTAAGACGTGTGTTCCCGCTCATGCAGATACCCTCCTAACAACCCGCATCTTGTAACTCCACCCAGCCGGAATCCGGTCGAATGGGCCGATGTAATCCAGCGTTTGCAGCGCTGCGCCGATGTAGCGGACGAGTTTCAGGCGGCAGGTCATGGCGTGTGGCCGATGGCGGCGAGGGCTTCGCGAAGTCCGTTGTATGCATCCGCGTACTCGACCATGCGTGCAATGTCGTCGCCATCTGGCGCATGCAGCGATTCATGAGCGTCATCCGATGCGATGACTCGCTTCGCCGCCTCGATCAGCTCGGCGATGGCTGCATCCACTGCTTCGATCTGTTTGGCAGCTTCCGTGAGTCCCTGCTCATCACGCAGGTAGTCGGCGCAGTTACGCAAAGCAGCGCTGATACCGATCGCAAGCACATCAACCGGCCCGCTCACAGCGCACCCCAAACCACCGGCAGAAGCCACGCGGCGAACTTCCACACGCCATAGCTGCAAGCCAGCGAAAACGGCAGGCCGACACCGAGCCATAAGGCCCAGAACTTCAGCGGCGGCCACTGGTCACGCTCGGAATCGCAAGCCTGCGCAATGCTGTCCAGCTCGGCGCGGACGATGCTGGCGAGCAGGGCGGCGACCTTGGCGCGGTCGGCTTCGAGCTGCGCGGTGGCATAGAGGTCGATCGGGCGGTTCATGACATCACCGGGGCATAGCCACGGTCCGACAGCCACGCGCGCCAAATGTTTGAAACGCGGAGCTTTGCCTCGTCAGCCGAGCCATACGAACGCTCAGTTCGGCAGTAGCACTCCCGCGTGTCGCGATCGAGGATTGTCCCGATAAATTTTCCGCCGTCCGTCTCCGTTGTAATGACTCCGTTGTTGAAGCTCATGCCAAACCCTCCGCCTTGTCCGCATCAACCGGCGTCGCTTCCACCGCATTGAGCAGATCGACAGCGAGCTGGGCGGCTTCTTCGCGGGAGAGGCTCAGCGTGAAATCGAGAAGTTCAACTTTCACGGCCTGCCACGCGTGGGGCGCCTCTTGCGAATAGCAGAGCCGAACCGTGGCCGGCCGGTCGTATATGTGTGAGGTGATGCTTGCCATATCCTGCTCCCGTGCCGTGGTCGATTGGGTTAGATTAGGCGATCCAAAAACGCTTGTCAACAACTATTTTAAATTATCTTCGCCTCGTTGCGCTAAAATAGTTGTTGCATCCGGCAAATGATGGGCATAGACTCTGATGCCATGACGCCCAAAGAAGCTATCGAATCACTCAAGGCCGCAGGATGGACTCAGGTTCAGATCGCAGCCCATGTTTCCATGACGCCAGCAAACATCTCGCGCATCGTCGTTGATGACACACAGCCGAATTATGACGCTGGACGCAAGCTTGTTCTTGCGGCTTCCCGCCGAATGCGGCCGCCGCGAAAGGTGAGTCCCGCATCCAAGGAGAAAACAGCATGAACTGCGCCATCTCCGATCACTCCCTCGCACCGCTGGACTTCAACCCCGACCCCGAGCTGGTCAAGTGGGCGCGCTACGGCATCGCCCAGCTCAAGCGCGAAAACGCCGCCCGTGATGCCTATGAGCAAGCGGAAAGGGACTACTTCGCACATAACCGCACGCTGGATGGGCAGTCATGAACGATTACCGATCCTTTGTGGCGTCCAAGCTCGCGTCGCATGTGGCGACTGGCCTTGATGGGTCGCATGACCTGTCTGGCTACTCGCTTATGCCGCATCAGTCCGACCTGACCGCATGGGCGTTGCGTCGCGGCCGGTGCGCCATCTTCGCGGATACCGGGCTGGGCAAGACGCGGATGCAGCTCGCATGGGCTGACGTGATCCACAAAGTCACCGGGCGCGACATACTGATCCTGGCGCCGCTCGCGGTGGCTGCGCAGACCGTCAAAGAGGGTGCGGAGATTGGCGTCACGGTTACGCACTGCCGTGAACTGGCTGATGTGGCGCATGGCGTCAACATCACGAACTATGACCGGCTGCACAAGTTCGACGCCAGCCGGTTCGGCGCGGTGGTGCTGGACGAATCAAGTTGTATCAAGCATCACGACACCAAGACGCTCGCCGTTCTGTTGGAAGCGTTCAAAGCCACGCCGTTCAAGCTCTGCGCCACCGCAACACCAGCCCCGAACGATTGGACAGAGCTGGGCACGCATGCGGAGTTTCTGGGGGTCTGTTCCCGCGTCGAAATGCTTTCGGAGTACTTCGTGCATGACGGCGCTGAGACGCAAGTCTGGCGACTGAAAGGCCATGCGCGGGCGCAGTTCTGGAAGTGGGTCTCTGGATGGGGCGCGATGGTGCGCAAACCGTCCGACCTGGGCCATGACGACCGTGCCTACAACCTGCCGGACATGACAGTCAGCGAGCATACGGTTCGATCCACCATGCAGACGGCCGGCCAGCTCTTTGCCTTTGAAGCGCAGACCCTGAGCGAGCGCCGCGATGCGCGCAAGGACAGCCTCGCGGCCCGTGTCGCCAAGTGCGCCGAGATGGTTAATGCCGACCGCGAACTGTGGATCGTCTGGTGCGATCTGAACGCGGAAGCGGACGCGCTGAAAGCCGCCATCCCTGACGCCATTGAGATTCGCGGGCCGGACAATGCGGACACGAAAGAGCGTCGCCTCGCCGACTTCGCAGCCGGCCGCATCCGCGTCCTGATCACCAAGCCGTCCATTGCTGGATGGGGTCTCAACTGGCAGCACTGCGCGCGGATGGCCTTCGTTGGCGTAACCGATTCATTCGAGGCGTATTACCAAGCGGTTCGACGCTGCTGGCGCTTCGGGCAAAAGCGCGAGGTTATGGTTCACGTCTTCGCCAGTGAGCTCGAAGGCGCAGTGGTCGCCAACCTAAAACGTAAAGAAGCCGATGCGATGGATATGTCCGAATCGCTCTCGGCAGAAACCCGCGATGCCGTCCGATCCGAAGTGTTCGGTCAGGCGCGCCAATCCAACAACTACCAGCCGAACAAGCCCATTGCTGCCCCGGACTGGCTCACATCGGAGAAGAACGCATGAAGTGCATCGCGTCAACCATCGAAGGCAACTGGGCGCTGTACAACGGCGATTGCGTCGATGTGCTGCAAGGCTTGCCGGAAGCGAGTGTGGATTATTCGATCTTTTCGCCACCCTTCGCCAGCCTGTACACGTACAGCAACAGCCCGCGCGACATGGGCAACTGCCGCAATACGGATGAATTCTTCGAGCATTTTTCCCATCTTGTGCGAGAGCTTCGCCGGGTCATCAAGCCGGGCCACAACGTCAGCTTCCACTGCATGCAACTGCCGACATCCAAGGTGAGGGATGGTGTGATCGGACTGCGCGACTTCCGCGGCGACCTGATCCGTGCGTTTGAGGCGCAAGGCTTCATCTACGCAAGCGAGGTCTGCATCTGGAAAGACCCTGTGACGGCCATGCAGCGCACCAAGGCACTCGGCCTGCTGCACAAGACGATCCGCACGAACGCCACCATGAGCCGGCAAGGCATCGCCGATTACCTGGTGACCATGCGCGCACCTGGCGACGTAGTGGACAAGGTAGACCACGGCAGCGACATCCCCGTGGACGAATGGCAGAAGCTGGCCAGCCCCGTCTGGATGGACATCAACCCGAACGAAACCCTGCAGTACCGCAGCGCGCGTGAGCACGACGATGAGCGGCACATCTGTCCGTTGCAGCTTGAAGTGATCCGGCGCGGCGTGAGGCTCTGGACGAAACCTGGCGATGTGGTGCTGACGCCATTCGCTGGCATCGGGTCGGAAGTGTTCATCGCTGCCGAGCTTGGCAGACGTGGCGTGGGCGTGGAGCTGAAAACCAGCTACTACGAGCAGGCCGTGCGCAACCTTCGCGCATCCGCAGACCAGTCATCGCTGTTCGGTGACTTGCTGTGAAGCACAAGTTCCAGTCGCGCCCGGATGGCGAGTATTTCCTATGCCGGTCATGCGATCGCGCGGGTTACGGGAACGATGCATGGCATCCCGTAACTGAGGAGTTCTGGCCCGTTCAGTTCCGGAAGCTGCGCCTTGGCAAATGCCGCGCATGCCGGTCTGAGGTGCAGGAAAAGATGACCGGATTCATATCGGTGGCCGCATGAAAACCGACATCCCCGGCTGGCTGATCGTTGACCCGCAGACCGGCGAGCGCTGTATGTGGTTCGCCACCCGCGCCGAAGCACGCGAGTTTGCCGGCGACTGGGGTCGCGTAGTGAGGGAGTCATGAATCAGCTTGCCATCGACTTTTCAGCCGCACGCGCCGCCGCTGATCGCGGCATGCAGCAGGCGCTCGATCACGCCGAGTACATCGACCAGGAATGGCCGGATCTGGCCTATGCCTTCCTGTGCCGGTATGCGCGCAGTCACGAATTCTTCGAGGGCTGGCAGTGCACCGACCTTGCCAACGCCATGGGCTTCGGCTCGCCGGCCGATGACAGGGCTTGGGGAGCGATCTACAAGCGCGCGCTGAACACTGAGGTGATCGTCATGGATGGCATCGGGCGTAACCCGCATCGACATACGTCCGTGTGTCCTCGGTACCGCTCTCTCATCTTCGCCGGAGTCACGGCATGATCCAACGATTCATCGACTGGCGGCACGAGCGGTATATCCGTCGTATGCGCGATCGCACCCATGCCGCCATAGCCTCCAGTGATCGCGCCATGGTCAAGATGTACTGGGGCCTTCTGAAGTCCGCCGTGCTATCGCGATCACCAGCTCAGATCCGAAGGATGGATGAAAGGCTTGTTCGCGGCATGGATGAAACATCCCGCCGAGTTTTCGAGAAGCACCGTGTTCGACAGGACGGCATCTGATGCCGACCAGAATTATCCGTGACGGCATCCTCACCAGCGAGCGTATGGCGAAGCTGGACTGGGCTGCTGAAGTGTTCTACCGCCGATTGATGTCGGTGGCTGATGACCATGGACGGTATTACGCAACACCGATGCTGCTTCGTGCGGCGTGCTATCCGCTCCAACTGGACAAAGTATCCGACGCGGACATTGGGAAGTGGACTCGGTGCGCCGAGAAAGCGGCCCTTGTAAGTGTGTACCCGGCACCGGACGGGAAGCGATACATCCAGATCCTGGACTTCGGTCAGCGCGTTCAATCGAAATCGAAGTTTCCCGAGCCTTGCAGTGACCTGCTGGAATCCACCGTGAATCACGGTGAAGAACCGGAAGACACGGTTAATCCCCGTCTAGTCGTAGTCGAAGACGTAGTCGAAGGCGAAGGCGTAAAGCCGCGCTCACCCAAGCGGAAGAAGCCTGAGACGCACCCACTTCCCGATGACTTCGGTATATCCGATGCCGTGAAGGCATGGTCAATCGAGAAAGGTCATACCCGATTACCTGAGCACCTGGAGGCATTCAAGCTCAAGTGCAAAGCCAAGTCCTACGCCTATGCCGACTGGGATGCCGCGTTCATGGAGGCAGTACGGGGCGACTGGGCAAAGCTCGGAAATCCACCGCAATCCACCGTGGCTTCCGGTAACTCCGTGGCCGCATCGAGGCCCATGTCATGAGCAACCAAAAAGACAGCACCATCCTTGAAATCGAGCGCGCCCTGCTGGCGACTCTCATGCTTCGCCCCGGCGATTGCCACCGTGTCGAGGTGAGCGCCGATTACTTCGTCAGCGAGCCGCATGCGGAGATCTTCTCAGCCATCCGATCACTGAGCGCCGAAGCTAAGCCGCATGACCCGGTATCCCTGCTGGATTACTTCGAGCAGGCCGGGCACAAGTCGCTGGCCAATCTCGCGCTGACGATCGGCAACGAGGGAATGGTTACCGCTGTACCGCAAGCCTTCGCCCACCGCATCACGACGGCATGGCGACAGCGCAAGGCGAAAGAGATCGGCGCCACGCTGATCGCATCGACCGATGAAAAGTCAGTGGATGCCGCGATCAACGCGCTGATGAGCCTGCATGCGGTCGAGCAGAACCACGAATGGGACGCCAAGCAGGCAACGAACGCCGCGTTTCAAGAATTGACCGTGATCCACGAGAGTGGCGGCAAGCTCCCCGGCGTCACTACCGGCTTGAAGGATATTGACGACAAGCTGGGCGGCCTGCATCGCGGCGACATGATCGTCATCGGTGGCCGTGCAGCGATGGGCAAGACCTCGTTCCTGATGAACATGGCGAGGTCAGCGGCGAAGGAGGGTAACCCGGTTGGCATCATCTCCGGCGAGCAGCCGGTCGAGCAGATCGCGCTGCGCATGATGTCCTCCGGCTCGGGCATCGAGTCGAAGAAGTTTCGCAGCGCCCAGTTTGAGGATTTCGAGTGGGGCAAGCTCTACGGGGTCGTGGCGACGAATGCTGAGCTGCCCATGTGGTTCCTCGACCGCTCCGCCCCGACGATGGCCGAGGTTGCCCGCGTGGCTCGCCGCTGGGTGCACAAGCACGGCATCAAGGGGCTGTATGTGGACTACCTGCAGCGCATCACAGGTGAGGGTGAGCGCAAGTACGAGCAGGTGAGCTTCGTGGCGCGAGCGTTGAAGAACCTGGCGCGCGATCTGGATATCCCGGTGATCGTCCTGGCCCAAGTGGCTCGCGCCGTCGAGAACCGCAGCAGCCCGGTCCCGAAAATGGGCGACCTGTCCGATTCCAGCGAGATCGAGAAGGAGGCCGACCAGGTGCTGATGCTGTACCGGGAGGGCTACTACGACCAGAACGCCAACCAGAACACCGCCCGCGTGATCGTGGAAAAGAACCGCCACGGACCGACCGGGTACATCGACGTGCACTGGAACGGCGCAACGATGACTTTCGGTGACCTCGATCAACGCTTTGACGACATTTACGGAGGCGCCGCATGAATGCCCAGATCGCACCCGCGCGCGACCCGGAAACGGCAAAACCAAGCCCTCGCCGCGTATCGGCGTCGAAGTCCAAGCCGCGCAACGACACGCACGTCAAGATTGATGCGGTGCTTGGCGACCAGACGCTGAGCACGAACCAGATCACCAACCTGATCGGCCACGAATCGTGGATCGGCGTCGCGTCTGCGTTACGGGCGATGCACCTGCATGGCGAGATCGTCAAGATCAAGTCCAGCGAGGCTGGGGCGAAGTCGGCGAAGTGGCGGAAGGCGAAAGGGGGTGGGGCGTGAAGTTCACCGACAAGATCAAGCACGCGCGCGAGGCTGCGAAGAAGTCGTCGTGCTGGGCGTATCGAAACAACTACGTCACCGGGGAACAGACCATTTCCGTGCATGAGCCAACGGACCACACCGTATATCTGACCAGTGTCCACTCACGGGATTACGCCAAACAGGCGGGGTGCAGCATGGCCGCTGCCCGCGCCCATCTTCGCATCCTCTCCAAGTGTGGCGTGATAACGCAGCAAACCGATCGGTCTGGGTCGGTGCTCACTTTTCGCCTGCCCAGAGATTCCGCAGTATCTATCGGCCGAGAAATCATCAAGGAACTTGTTGCCGAGGGTCTGCCATTCGATGACGAGTGGCGGAAGGCGAGGGTGAGCGCGTGAAGCCAGCCACCCACCGAAAGCCTCGCTATGCCCTGCGCGTGATCCGTGGCGGCTACGCCCCTGCCGATAGCTCCGCAGCATCAGCCCTGCGCATCTCGCACCGCGTGGGCGATCTGGTGTTCGCCGAGTTCAGCAAACCTAGGAATCCAGGCTTTCACCGGCTGGCGCATGCACTGGGCGGCCTGATCGCGGAGAACATCGAAGCTTTCGAGCATGCGACCGCCCATCAGGTCATCAAGCGCCTGCAGATCGAGGCGAACGTGGGCTGCGATGAGATGGCCGTGGTGTTCCCCGGCATCGGGCCTTGCAGCTACCGCATTCCGCGCAGCCTGTCGTTTGAGTCGATGGGCGAGGACGAGTTCAAGGCGGTCATCACCGGGCTATGCGGCCACGTCTCGCGCACGTACTGGCCGAGCCTGTCGGCGGATCAGATCGCAAGCATGGCCGAAGTTTGGGTGGCGGCATGAATCCACGAACCTACGCCATCATGCATGCCCGCGTGCTGCTCGCCGAGTGCGCGCGTCGTCGTCATGGAAGCGTCAACCGGGATTTCTACTGGCATCTGTTCGCGTCGGCGCAGCGCGCGCGCCGTGAGGCTGCGGCCATACGCAATATCCGGCAGACGGAGATGTTTGCATGAGCGACGGACGCAGTACGGATGATGAGCTGTGGCAAATGGGGCGTGATCTCGCGCGATCAAATGGGGCTATGAGTAAAACGAAGCTCCGCAAAGCCGCACGCGGCATGACTTTCACGGAAAGGCTTAATTACGACCGTCAAACAGGTATTTTCACTTGGCGAACGAATGGCGGGTCAAGAGCTCGCGAAGGTTCTTTGGCTGGGAGCGTCAACTCATCAGGATATCGAGTCATAAGGATTGGCGGGTGTGATTTCTATGCGCACCGGATTGCATGGTTTTTTGAGTTCGGAGTAATGGTTGATCTAATTGACCATATTGACGGCAATCCGTCGAACAACGCCATATCCAATTTGCGCGAAGCAACCAAAAGCAAAAATGGTGCGAATAGAGGCAAGCAAGCAAACAACACGTCAGGTTTCAAGGGCGTGACGAAGCACTATCGCAAGTGGGTAGCCCAAATACAGGTGAATGGACGTAATTTATACATTGGCCTTTTTGAGACGCCCGAGGAAGCATCTGCAGCATATACAGCAAAGGCATCAACCATTTTTGGGGAGTTTTCCCGCCAATGAGCACCAACGCCGAACGCGCCTACATGCTCCGCGTCAAGGAACTCCCGTGCGGCGTATGCGAGCAAGCAGGCCCCAGCGACGCGCACCACGTCCGCACCGGCCAGGGCATGAGCCAGCGAGCAGGGAACTACTGCGTCGTGCCGCTCTGCAAATCCTGTCATCAAGGGCCGCATGGCATCCACGGCGACCGGGCAATGTGGAAGATCCACAAGCTCACTGAAATGGACGTACTGGACGAGACGATTGCGAGGATGTGCCGATGAATGAACTGATGCTGCTCTGGCCATCGCGCGACCTGCACCCGAACGCCCGAGTGCATTACCACCGCAAGGCCAAGGCTGCCAAGGCGGCAAGACAAGAGGGCATGGTGATTGCTCTAGCGTCTGGCTGGCACCGCTTCACGCTCCCGGAAGGCCGGCTGCATCTGTGGATTGACTTCTACCCGCCTGACAAGCGTAGGCGTGACGACGACGGTCTGCTGGCCAGCTTCAAGCCCTATCGCGACGGCATCGCGGACGCGCTTGGCATCGATGACAACCGATTCGTCTCGCACCCCTACGTCAAGGACGAGGTGCGTAAGAGTGGCGAGGTTCGGGTGCGAATTACGGGAGGGCCAGAGGCATGAGACAGAAAAAGGTATGGCGCTACTACTGCGACCACTGCAAGAAAGGGGGCTGCGGTAAAGCCGCGATGATAAAGCACGAGCTTCATTGCATTCGCAATCCAGTGCGCGAATGCCGCATGTGTGAGGCGGGAGGAAATAACCCGACGCCAATGCCTGAAATGATCGCTCTTTACCGCGAGAACGGATGCAGGCTTCAGCCGCTTCGTGAGGCCGCTGTAGGGTGTCCGGCTTGCATGCTGGCAACTGTGGTGCAGCACCGCAATTCGCCTGCGTTCGATCCTTATGAAAGCGAAGAGTTCTACGACTACAAGGCCGAATGCACTGCGTACTGGGCGATCATCAACGAAGAGCGCCGCGAATGGTCGGGCTACTAATGAACCTACTCTGCCGCCTCGGCCTGCATTCGTGGAAGCCTATCCACGCCCGACAGCCATGGTCTGAATACGGCGTGATCCAGATAGCCTGCCAGTGCCGCCGGTGCCACAAGCGGGTGGAGTTGCCATGAAATACAAACCCGAAGCCTGCATAGCCGACAACAAGCTGGCGATCTTCATCGGCGCTGATTACAAGATGCTGCCGCTGGCGGTCGCTGATCCCTACGTGCGCAAGCTGCAAGGGCTTGTGGCTGAGATGAAGCGTGCAGAGAAGCGGGCCAAGCGCAAGGCGAGGGCGTGATGCGAGAGAAGAAATTTGCTACCGAGGAAGAGTTGTGCGCAGCCTTTTCCGCATGGGCTGTCGCCGAAGGTTTCACGGTATACCCGGAAACTGCGGGATGGGACATGTTGCTGGTTGCAGAGGATGGGCATCAGCTCGGCATTGAGGCGAAGCTATCGCTGAACATCAAGGTGCTGGCGCAGGCGTTGAAGGGTTGCACTTATTCCGCCGAACGTGGGCCCGACTATCGCGCCATCCTTGTCCCGGAATCGCACGAAGGTGTTGATGACATCTGCGCACACCTCGGCATCGAGGTATTTGTCGCGAGAAAAGCTTGGAGCCGTTCCGCGACGACGAAATGGGAGTTTGAGCGCCAGCATGCGTATCACCATGAACTGCATGACTGGAACCCAAAGCAGCGTTGCGAGCTGCCGGATTACGTTCCGGACGTGCCTTGCGGCGTGCCGTCACCACGCACGCTATCCCCGTGGAAAGTCGGCGCGCTTCGCGTGCTGGCAATGATCGAGGTGCAGGGCTTCGTTACTCGCAAAGATGTCAGACTTTGCCGAAATGATCCGCGCCGCTGGTGCGCTGGCGATGGCTGGCTGAAGCCACTAGAGCGCGGGAAGTGGACTACCGGAAAAGCACCGCGTTTCGATGAGCAGCACCCCGACGTTTACGCTCAGATTCTCGCCGAGACTCGAAAAAAGATGGCTGGGAAGGTAGCCGCATGATCCGCCCCGGCCGCCAGCCACGCCCAGACAGTGCGTGCCATAGCGCCGACGTTCTGACGCCCACGGAGCGCGCCGCCGACCGCGTACCGCTACGTGTGGCAGCCACCACCCCGCCGAAGCCCGTCATGGGGCTGAAATGGGCCGACAACATCCGAATTCGCACCATTCTGCAATCGCTGAGGGCTTCGCTATGACGCACCCCGCTTACCTGCTCGCACGGCTGAACGCCAAGAACGCCCGGTTCGATATCGGCTCAGGAGGAATTCAGGAGTTGACGCAGCAGGACATTGCCGCGTCGATCGCCTTCGTTCCGGCGGGCATCGGCCGAGAATTGCTCTGTCGGGTATGGTGGCCTGACGGCGCCAAGTTGACGGCTGCGGATCTGGACAAATGCCTTGTAGATCTGCAGTTCGGCGAATGGCGCGATCGGATGGACACGCTGGTGACCGCTCAGATCCACGAGCAGACTGCCGACACGACGCGCCAGCGGCAGCTCGCTAGTGCCGAACTGCATCGCGCACAAAGGCGCATGTGGCCGCGCATCGACGATACCTACAGCCTCATCCGGAAGGCCGTCGTGAACGAGCTGACCGACCTGCGGATATGCCCTGACTGCAAAGGGCGCGGGATCGATCCGGCCAACCCGACCAAAGGCTGCATGCGCTGTGCCGGAACCGGCCACACGATTCGCGGCGTGGTCTGGCGTGCCGCACAGCTACGGATGAAGCACCAGAGCTACAGGCAGTTGTGGGAGCAACCTTACGAATGGATGTTCAGCCGGTGCAATGACGAACTAACGGACGCAAAGCGGCAAATGTCGGCTGCTGCCTCGTAAAACGGTAGTTGTTTGCCTACCATTTAATTTCTACAATGACCTTGACGCTCGCCACCACCGGAGCAAATGCACCCCGAAGCCTCGCCTAACCAGCGGGGCTTTTTACGTCCGGAGTTCGCAATGGCAACCACAGTTCGAGTTGTTTTCCCGCACGTCATGCCAGGCAAGAAGGCCGTCATCCTGCACCGCATGATTGCCAGCGGCAACGAAACGATCCTGAAGGAAGTCGCTGAGGACACCATCAGCGCGCATGAATGCGTCATCTGGGAAGGTCAGGAGCTTGTACTGCGCGAACTAGATGCCGAGTAACCCTTTTGCCGCGTTGGCCCTAGGGGATATCCGGGGAAGCGCTACTGCGGCCATCCCGGCGCGGCAAATCCCAGCTGATCGCCCACGCGGCGACACAGCTACGGCCTCGCTATGCGGGGCCAGCACCACCCCAGTCCGGCCGCTACATGCGCACTCCCGCCAGCCGCGAGGCTCGCTGCGCTGCGGTCTACAAGCCCCCAACGCCGAGGTCGATACCCCCGACCGCTCGCTGACCGGGCTGGAACCTATCAACACCCGCCGCGTGCGGGGTATTTGCACGCGGAGGTAGCGATGACACCCGACCCAATCAGCCCCGATTCCCCGGAATGGCAGCGCGAGATGCATGCGCTACGCGTCGAGGTACGCGACCTCAATCAGCAGGTACGCGGACTGGTCGAGGCATGGGAGACGGCGCAAGGAATCGTCCGGTTCATGAAATTCCTCGGCACCATGGCGACAGCTGGCGC